TGAGCGTCGCCGTGCGGTTAACGCAGCCTGACGTCTAGTCGATGTCGGGTCAATCTGGTAGCGATGCCAGCCCGTGATCGCCACGATCCCAGCCTGATCTACCCCAAGCAGCCCCTTGCTGATCAGCCCGCTGATCGCCTTCCCGAAACGGCTCCCGATGCACGCCTTGAGGTGCTCTCGGCTCTTGAAGATGCCGCCGCTGCGCAGCTGTTTGGCCTCAGCGATCGCCGTGACAAAAGCCCGGAACTCTGTGTCAGTGAGTCCCGCGATCTTGTCGTCCTTGTGGGCGTTAGCGTCCCACTTGATCCATAGCCCCATGTGATCCTCCGATGCTGGCGGGGGCGAGCCGTCCAGAGCCCGCCCCCATGTGATGACCTAGAACGGCAGCTCGCTGAGGTCTTCCTCTACCCGCACGGGCTCTCCGAGCGGTGCCGTCTGCTTGGCGATCCAGTCGAGTGACGGCTTGCGCTTGCAGAACTGACCGTCTGAGCGCCCCGAGCAGGCCCAGAAGGGCTGGTACGGCTTGCCGCTCGTCTTAGATACGCCTCCGGGCTTGAGCGTCCATGCCTGCTGATGATCTGGGCACGTATCCGCGCCGAAGATCTCCATGGCTGCCTTCAGCACCACCGTGTCATTCCCGACTGCTGCAGCTGCGACCTGAGGTTGGCTCACTGGCTTCAACGCAGGGGCACTAATGCGCCCCGCTGAGGGGCGATCCCCGCCGTAGAGGTACCGAGCCACGCCAAAGAGCGACGCGCAGCGCCTTAGGGCGTCTGAGGCTGCCTCCTTGAGCGACTCGCCCGAGCCTCCCGTCTCATAGCCGAAGTCTTGGCGGCGTGCCACCGTCCCGTCAGGGAAGCGCACGGTCAGGATGCCGGAGACGGTGCTCGTGTCGCCGACTGGCTCGACCGCGAAGTCCCAGCCATTGACCCCGAGAACCTCATCAAGTCGAGCTGCCACCGTACGGGCGTCAACCCACGTCAGATCCTTGCCGCCAGCTCCGACCCGATGCCGGATGACCTCAGCTGGGAAGGGCGCCGATAGCGCCGAGAGGATATCTACATGCTTGCTCATCGCTTGGCCTCTTTCTTCTTGCTCGCCGCCTTGGCGGGCTGCTTAGCTGCCTGATCCTCTCGCGCCAGCTTGCGCAGTAGCGCGTCCTTCAGCCCCGGAATCTCCTTGCCGTTGAGTCCCGTGATCACGAGCCAGTCGTTGTCGTCTGCCTTTTTCATGCTGCCTCCTTGGGGAAAAGTCCCCAGTCATTTAGGTCGCCGATCTGCCTCAGCCACGCTGGGGCTCGACCGTTGCCGAAGTCAGTCTTCGGACTCTGCTTGAGGGCTCTCAGCCCCTCCACGTCTAGCCAGCCCACGATCCTCTTGACTGGCCCGTTGCCGGTCACGAGTACGTGGATCTGCTCACGCTGTTCGTTTTCTCGGACGATCAGCCCAGTGCTCGCCGTCCACTTCACCTCCACCGCTCCGAGCCACGGAACCTCCACGTCGGGCTCGGTTAGGTAGGTGTCGATATGTGCTGCCCATGGCAGCCCTAGGGCGATGCATACTGCCAGCTCAGCAGCTGCGCCGTCAATGTGGTTCTGTAGGCTGCGATCAGATGACTGACCCGCGCGCCCCTGCTGCCCCTGCGCCTTGCTGGAGGCATCACGCTCGCGCCCGACCTCCGACGCCTGAGCCCACTCGTAGGGATCTAGGATGATCGTCTGCTCAGTCATGGAGCCCCCCATCGTTGATGATGAAGCGACGGCTTCCGGGCTGCTCAGTGGTATGGATGCGCACCAGCTCCACGCTGGGCTGCAGCTGAGCCGCGACTGCCCTCCAGTTCACCTTCTCAGTAGGGCGTGCCTGCTTCCAGTAAACCGTCCAGCCCGCACCAGTCAGCCCCGCCTTTTCGCCAATGGCCTCTTTGAGGATGATCTCCAGCGCGCCCTTTTTTTCCTCTACGAAGTGCAGCTCAGTGTTGACCTCACGTAGCTGGGCATAGACGCGCTGCAAGTCGGGAGTCGCCTCCACGAACTCATCCGACGCCTGAGGCGTAGCCATGGCGTACGCCTGAGCGTCCAGTGCCTCCAGTTTTGGCGGCGTCTTGGTGTCGACTGCCTCTAGAAAGAGCATCGCAGCCCGCTGGATCTCAGCCCAAAGCGCGGGGTCGAACTGCACGCGCTCGATCTTGAAGACCAGCCCGCCGAGCAGGGCGACGACGTCGCACCAGTCCACCCCGAGAATGCCCATCTGCACGTGCGTCTGGATGACGACCTCCGGCGGAACGGGCCACATGCTCCAGCGGGGGCTGGCTGAGGTTTTAATCTCGACGATGCCCCTAGGCTCGCCCACGATCGTCCGATCCAGCGACGCCATGATGCGCGGGTGCTGCTTGAGTCGGATGATGCCGTTCGACTTGCGCAGTTTCACGCCGCGCTCCTCTTCGTAGTAGCGCCCGACGGCATCCTCTAGGATCACGCCCCGGTGAGCTGCCGCGCCCACCTTCTGCTCGGGGGTCGCGCCGGTCTTCTCAGCCCAGAGCTGGTAGGGCGTCTTATACGGGCTCACGCCCATCACTGCTGCCATGTCTGAGGCTCCCAGCCCCTGACGTCGCAGTTCCAGCCACTCAGCTGACCTCTGCGGCGCCTTGATGAACTCGTGCTGCTTGCTCACTTTGCCTCCTTACCTATCTGCTTCGTTTTTTTCACAGGCCAAGCAGATCTCCCGCTTGTCCCAGCACCGCGAGCACTCCACTGACTCGCCAGTCCAGTCTTCGTAGGGCTCGATCTGATCGACGCCCTCCACGCATGAGGGGCACGGGAGTGACTGGTGCCACTCATCGCCGTGCTTCCTCATCCCCTTGGCGCTCATGTGCCCTGCTCCCGCCAGCGGCGATCTGCGTCCACGATCCTGCGCCCGATCCACTCAGCGACTGGAGCCACTACCCCATTGCCGCAGCAGCGATACCGGTGCGAGTCCAGTCCGACTGGCTCCAGATCATCCTCTACGTGCGTGCCAGCTTGACTGTCAAGCAGTACAGCTGGAGCGCCAGCTGAGTGCGCCATGGACTGAGCCTGACCCTCAGTGACGCTGGCGTTGCTGCCGAAACGTGACGGGAAAGATAGGACTGGCTGGCTGCCATGCACCAGCGTCATGGAGCGGTGGGACGTGTCGCTGGGCCAGAGCGCCGAGAGGCTGTTGGCAATCTCGACCTCATTGAGGGTGAAGCTGCCACCAGTCTCATCCACCCGAGTCTGGTATCCCACCAGAAAGCCCTGCTGCCCGATGTCTTGGTTGCTCACTCCGACCTTCCAGTCTCGGGCTTGGAGTGCGCGGTGCGTCTCCGCGCCGAAGGTGTCCACGATCGGGTGACCGTCCACCCGTCTGGGTACCCCATCAGCCTCTCGCACTCCGTCGGCGTCAGCCGTCGCACTTGCTGGCTGGTATCGCCCCCAGCTCCGATCTGCTCCAGCGCCTGACGTAGGGCTGGAGGCAGGATCTTCTCCCGACGATCTGCGCGGCGCAGGATGCCGGTCGCAGCCTTGGCACTCAACGAGAACCTCAGCGGAGCGGTCGGATTCAAGACTGCCGACAATGAACACGCGACGGCGTCGCTGGGCGACTCCGAAGAATCGAGCATCCAGAACTCGCCACGATACGCCATACCCGAGCTGCTCCATTTCATAGAGAAGCCGTCCGAAGTCAGCACCGTGGTTGCTCGTGAAGAGCCCCGGGACGTTCTCCAGCACGATCCACCTAGGTCGTCGCTGCTCCACAAGGTCAAGGTAGGTAAAGGCCAGACTGGATCGCTTGCCTGCGAACCCTGCGCGCTTGCCTGCGACGCTGAGGTCTTGGCAGGGGAACCCGCCTGAGAAGATGTCTGCCTCTGGGATGTCATGTGCACTCACCTCCGTGATGTTCCCCAGATTTGGAGCGTCTGGGAACCGCTCAGCTAGTACCGCACTAGCGTATGGATCTATCTCACTGACGCTGACCGTCTTGATCCCTGCACGCTCGAAGCCGAGATCAAGCCCGCCGACGCCCGAGAAGAAGCTGGCGTGCCTCACTTTTTTGGCTCGCGATTCCGGTCAGCCTTTGCCCAGCCCTCACCCTTGAAGCGGATGCTGGACTCAGTGACGCGCAGCTGCATCCATGCCCCGCACCCATCGCAGCGTGGCACTACGGGCTGGAAGCCCGTCTGCAGTCGCTCCTCAGTGGTGCAGCAAGTCCAGCAGTCAAAGACGTAGAGGGGCATCAGATCCCCCTCAGCAGTGCGACTGCCGCGATGACCACGATGCAGACGATGATCGTCACGTTGCCGCGTCGTCGAGTTTCCATCCGCTGCTGCGGTTTGTAGAAGTTGGCGTACGTTTTCGGACTGGCCTCACGGTTCAGTCTCACGATGCACCGCCGACGATCAGCACGATGATGACTGATGCGAAGAGCACCAGCGCCGTGATGAACTCTGCCACCTGATACCACGGCGATACTGTCGCTCGTTGCTTGGGACGGTGCGGCAACCCAATCTGACCGTGTCGCATCACTTCACCTCCATGAGATTCTGGCGCCCCTTAGTGGGGACGTAGCACGTCGGGCAGATCGCGATCAGCCCGCCCAGCTCGTTTCGCACCACAAGTAGATACCCATGGCGAGCCGATACTGGGCAGAGATTCCAGAAGGCGGCACTCATGAGCGCACCACCAGCGCCAGCACCTTGCCCTCTTCGGCGCGTGGTACGCAGTCGCATGAGTCGCAGCACTCAGCGTCAAACTCCGTAACGTCTGCCGCGATCCAGTCACCGGTGGTCATCCCATCGTTGGCGGCGATGACCTCCTTGATGCAGTCCACGCAGAGACGATCAGCTGGCTTAGATCGAAACTGGAACAGGCCAGTCGGACTCAGTAGTGCAAACATCAGCGACCCCCTAGCATCTTGAGCAGTTCCGCCAAGCGGCGCTCGGACTCAGAAACTGCCACGTGATTCCCCTGAGCGGCGTATACCCTCCGCCACTCGCGCTCCCGTGTGATCTTTCGCTCTAGCTGGCTCTTGGTCATCAGCGCACCGCCGTCTTGAAGACTTTGGTGGGCTGCTGATCTGGGTACCGGTGGATGAACCTCTCTGCGTGCTCTCCGCATAGCGCGATCAGATCGCCCCATCCCAGCACCGCCCTCTCGGAGCAGCGCACGGTCGGGCGCCTATGTACTGAGTGGATCTTCTGGGTGCAGCGTCGGGCGGTCATCAGCGTGCCGCCTTGATCAGCTGCTCAAAGGCCGTAAACGCTGCACTCAGAGTGCAGCTTGGGTAGTACTGCTCCATCCGAGTCCCATCCACCACTGCCGAGCAGCGGTATCCGCTGCCAGATCGCTGCACCGTGATCGGCGCATGATCCAACGAGCAGATCTCTGAGGCTTGGATGGCAGCGATGTGAGCCAGCTGCTCTGGGCTCTTGACGCCACGCTTTGCGGCGGCTGCACGCTTGGTCATGGTGTTGCGACGTAGATTGATCATCAGCGTGCCGCCTTGATCGCGGCGATCACGGCTGGGCTCTCTGGGAGCATGTGCGTCTTGCCCGTAGCGTTGCGAGTAGCGATCAGTGGATACTTCTCTGAGTTGCGTGCACCGGTGAGCGTCCACTGCTCTCCGTTTGCGGTGAAGACCGCGCCGAGATCAGCAGCAGTCAGCCCGATGGATGCGCCCATGGCTGCGAAGAAGACCGCCTCCTTGGAGGCGATGTTGACGCCGTTGCGTCCCGTCTGGACGCTGACCGCCTCCACCTTGTAGGTGTAGAAGTCGCCATATCCGCTCTTGGTCGGGCGAGCCTCCAGATTGTGCTTGGCGAAGATACCGGCGATCGCCGCCGTGATCTCAGCTGAGATCTGCTGAGCCTCTGCTCGGCTGATGTTTGCCATTGTGACCTCCTTGCCAGTCGCCCCGCATGGGGCTGTCTTACCTGACCTGCCAATCCTATGGTTGACGCCTCCAGCCCGTCAAGCCCCTCAGTCGGGGGGTGGGAGGCTGCCCTCCCGAGCAGCCTCCACGATCACCCTGAGGCAGCCCTGACATACGCCCTGCCCGAGCACCCAATCAATACCGTGCACCCCCGTGCTCACCACCTGCTCCCCGTAGGCATATACCCTCCCCAGCTCCCCGCAGACGGGGCAGACGCTGGGGGGTGCCTCAGGCTCTCGCGGCATCCAGCCTCACCAGATACTCCGCCGTTGGCCCCTCCTTGCCGAAAAAGAGCGCCCACTGGGCTGGGGTACCGGATGCCGCCAGCCACTCTTGGGCATAGCGGTTGCCAGACTCGATGCTGGCGTTGCCCCAGCAGGTATGCGCCCCGTCGCTCAGTACCAGACGGCTCGGGGTATGCCAGTGCCCGTAGAACAGGAAGTCAAACGGCTGGATGCTCAGGTTCCAGCCCTGAGCCCGCTTGGCAATGGCGTAGTAGGGCAGCCCGAACGACCCGCCCCTGAACTGATCCCCATGCACCAGCATGGCGCTCTTGCCTCCCGGAAGGCTCAGCACGTCATACCAGTGGCGCCCGCCCAGCGTGAGGGACTCCTTCCAGTCCACCCTCTTCTCACCCTTGAGGTGCTCAGCTGCGATCCGGTAGAGGATCGCGTCGGCGTTGCTCTCGTTGGAGTGGTCGCCAAAGCGCCCCAGACGCCCGTGGTTGCCGATCGCCCCGCGCACCGTGACCTTCGGGGCCAGAGTCGCCATGGATCGCACGAACTGAGCCAGCATCCCAGCCCCCTCAAAGATCTGGACGTACAAGCCGCCCCGCTCTACCTCATAGGCTTGGCTCGGGAAGATGTTCCCGTCTGACTCCACGAAGTCTCCCAGCAGCACGCACGCGATCTCCTTAACCGGGACGCCGTGCAGCTCGATGAGCCGCTGCACCTTCGTGGCCAGTAGCGCGATCCGCGCCTTGGCTACGTCAATGCTGTAGCTCTCCGAGTACTTGCCGAGCTGCCAGTCACCCAGCAGGATCACGAGCGTCTCGCCTTCGCCCTTTTTTCCTGACGGCTTAGGGGCTGGTACCGGTGGGATCGTGATGCTCAGGGCGGCATCCTTCGCCGCCTGATAGACGGCTGCCACTAGTTCCTCTCGGGCAGCGTCACGCTTCGCCAGCTGGCGCAGCGCCCGCTTGTGAGCCTCAGTGACCTCATGGAGCCGCTGCTCCATCTGCAGCTCGTCGCTCATGAGTTGCACGCGCACTCGCCACGGCGGTGCCGTGCGATCGTCCAGAAGCTGACGGCGAAGCCGCGCTTATCAAGCCATGCGGTCAGCGCCTTCGCGGTGATCGACGGGTCAGCCAGCCCCGCGTGGAGCGTCTCCCAGTCCTTGCCCTCTAGGTGTACCCCGAGCATCCCGCAAGGTGGCCCCTTGCGCGGCTTGCTCAGCGCCCTGAGCTCATCCAGTCCATCCATGTGCGTACCTCCAGCTGCTTGCAGCACCTCCATGGGTGCCTACGCGCAGCCTACACCCGCTCTTGTGTCAGGTGTGTGGCGGAGGTTGTGGCTACTTTTTCTCCTTGATCCCGAAGGCGGAGTTCTTAGGATCCAGATACTTCACGAGAACCTGAAGCCCTGAGGCGAGTCCGGCAGATAGAACGGTACGGAAATCGCCGCCGTTGATATCCAAAAGGGGGATGCCCAGCCCAAGGGCGACGCTGATGCTCACGGTGACGAACGTGCGCACGAACTCAATCGCGGCGTCGTCAATGCCAGTGTTGTCTCTGATGTAGCGTAGGAAGGTCAGCATCTTGGCTGGTGCCCCTTTCACCTTGGCAGCCGCAGCCGCTGCACTAGATGCAGCATCGAGCGCCCTCCCAGCCACTGCTGCGAAGTCTACCTTGCCGAGTGCAGCCAGCTGCACGTCCACGGCGCTCGGCTGTTTGACCTCTGGAGTGGTGGACGCGGCGGGGAGTCGCACCCCGCGTGTCGGCTCAGGTGCCACTTCTGGCTCCGCTGCCGCTGCTACTCGCGCCCGTGTGATGACTGGCTCAGGCACGGAGACTGGTGCCGGTGCTGCTGCTCGCTTGGGATAGCTGACGATAAGGAGCGCCCTATACTCCGCCTTCAGTTTTCTGGCCCTCACCTTGGACTGCGCGATCGTTCGCAGCTGGGACTCAGTGACCTGTACGGCGTACCGCTCAGCAGCGTCTCGATCGTTGCGAGTCGGGCACGCCCACTGGAACCCGTGGTCTTCGCACCATGAAGCCGAAGTCATGTGCCCGTATCCAGCCTTGATGCGGGCCGGATCAGTCTTCGCCCACCACCGCCTCCAGCCGTCATGCCACTTGCTGATGCGCAGCTCAGGCGGGTATCCAACTGGTTGCTGAACCCAGATCATAAGAGCGCAACCAGCCTTGGCTGCACTCACCGCATCGTCCCATGACTTCGCATAGCGCGCCTTGCCGCCGAGCACGGCGATCGTCTTGATCGCCTCAGCTAGCGATCCACCGGCGTCGGAGACGCCCTGCTTATCCTTGCGCCCCGTCGCCTTCTCAAAGGCTGCGACGCCCTGAGCTGCGCTGAAGTCGACCTCATAGTTGCTGGCCCATGAAACGGCAGCAGCGCATGATGACCATGTGCAATCGTCCAGCACCTGCTTGGTGCCCTTCAGCTGCGCCTCAGCGTCAGCCCATAGCTGTGACTTGATCCGGTATCTCACTTGGACTGCGCCTGAATCCACGCCAGCAGCGCGCCCACGCCTCCGACGCCAAGGAAGGCGCCGATCGCCTTGAGCACCGTGAGCCCGCCCTTCATCTGGTCAATCTCTGACTGGAGACGGTCAATCTTCTGACTCTGCGCGTCTAGGCGCTCAAGGATGGCGTCGGCTTGGCTGCGCGTCATGCGCCCTCCAGAGTCTCTAGCCTAGACTCAAGATCGTTCACTCGAGCGAAAAGCGCAGCGATCAGAGCGGTGGTGTCAAGAGTCTCAACGCGCCCTTCGGCGTCATAGCCGACTGCGTGCGTCAGCCCTGCAGCCTCTACCTCTTCAGCAATGAAGCCCAGCCGAGTCGCACCAGCTTCGTCGGAGATCGTGCTCTCATAGTGTCGCGGCCGGATCTTGCGAGCAGCTTCAAGCACGGCGTCGTCGGCGTCCACGATGTTCGTCTTGTAGCGCGCTGAGGATGAGTTGCGTCGCAGCGTGTAGCTGGTACCAGATGAGAGCACCCAGATGGCGGCGTTGGCTGTTGCCGTGGTGGTGCTGATGGAGTCGTTCAGGATTGAGCCGGTGGTCACGATAGATCCACCAGTCTCAAGTCCACCTGATAGTTCTGTTCGTGTTCCATTGTCAGACATAAAACGACTTGCGCTCGTTCCGTTCATCGGATAGATGCGCTCGGCATAAATGTAGGCGTAGTCGTTTGTGGTGCTGCCGTTATAGAACCTAAAGACGTTGGCGCCCTCCATTCGAAGCCCGCCATAGAACGTGCCTGCACTGTCTCTGAAAAGCAGACGCGGGCCGACGCCGACGGCGGTGCTGTTGAGATAGACGTCACCACCATCCGCAAGCAGGCGAAGGTCACCAGAACTGATGACGTTGGCGGTATAAATTGAGCCTTCCGCGGTGCCGTCCGTTGTGACAATTACCCCGCTCGCCGCTGCGATGTTCACTGGGCCGTCGCTGCTGATGTCGACATTTCCGATTCCAGCGATGTCTACATACCCGCCAGAACTAAGAGCGATCACGCCGTTGGCATTTGCCGCGCTCAGGTTTATGTTGTAGTTGTTAGTTGATGCGTTGCTCTCCATCGTGATCTTCGGATCAAGTTCGGTTTGCGGATATACCTCAAAGATGAGGTTGTCGTTCTCAATAATCCACGGCTGACCGCTTGGGTTTTGCAGAGCCGGGAAAGCGATCGAGCCTTCTGATCTAGCGACGCGCACCTCACCGATGACGACGGTGACGTCTCCGACGGGTGCCGTTGCTGGCACGTCCACTTTTAGGGAGACAAGGATGTACGCAGCCTTGGCATCTGGAACGATCCAGTTCGTGAAGAGCGACTTTGACGCGAGCGTTGATGCTGTCTCGTTGGCGGTTGCAGTCACAGTCAGCGCGGCATAGTCCTTGTCAACTGCCGTCGCGGTGAGCGTGATCCGCACGCGCGCCTTGTCGCCAGCGCCGCCAGTTGTGGTGACTGAGTACACCTCAGGATGGTATGCAGAGCTGCGGTTGGCGTTGCCAGCAATCGGCACATAGCGGGTAAAGGTGTAGGCGGAGTTCGTTGCAGCACCTGCTGCGACCGTAAACGTGAGCGCAGACTGACTAGCTGTGACTGCTGACGTAGTGATGGCGGCGCTGACGGTTGGCGCTGTTCCAGTCTGTACACCAGTCCAGTACGGCAGAGCGTTGTCTTCGCTGATCACTCCTTCAGCGTCTGATGGAGCAATGGCGAAGTCACCGTTGGCGACGTTGGACTGAATCTCTCTAAGGGCAGCCGGCCCAAACAGCAGAGCGTCTTCGCCGTCGCTGTCGCCGTTAATGAGCACGGCGCTATCCTGTGAGATCACGCTACCGCCTGAGTTGGCGAGCTGCTGCTGATCCGATCCGAACTTCTCAACCATTCATCACCCCTGTAGGAACTTCTTGAGCGGGCTGCTTGGTACGCGCTCACATGTGATCTCGTACTGACGGATCATAGAGCCCGGCTCAAACGACATGGTGAGAGACTCGATGCGGAACAGCCCGTTGAGGTCAAGTGCTGGCGTTGCCACGATGCTGACGTACTGCCCAGCCTCCCATCCATCCTGCAGCACGAAGCTGCTGGGCGCCGTCTGGCGATATCCCTTCACGAAGCCGTACGGGTTGTTGGTCGGATCAGCTCCGCGCACGCTGAACGAGATGCTGCGCTGAGGCGCCGCGCGGTTTGGATAGGTGTCAGTCCCAAAGTATCGCTTCGCGTAGTTGGTGATCGCCGTGCTCCAGTACGTCGGCTTGGCTGCTTTGTTTGGCTGGGGAGTCACGCCGATGATCGTCTCTGGGCGTGGCCCGTTTCGCGTTGTCATGCCTGCGCCGTCTGGTGCCGCCTGATCGTAGACGCGCCCATACGGATCATCAACCGTATATGCACCACCGCTGATCTGGGAATCCCAGTCGCTGGCGTTTGTGTTGAACGTGAATCGCGCCTTTTTCACGATGACGTCATGATCGAGCGTGAGGCTGAGGTTGCGTGCCTGCAGCGTCGCAGCCGCTGAGCTGGAGCCGAACGGGTCATACGTTGCAGTGGTGACGATCTTAAACGGCGCCGTGGCATATGTCGGGATCGCGGTGCCAAGTCGAGCGTAGTTGATGCGCCCGCTGGGCGCCACCCAGTAGCGGCGCTGCTCACCATCTACCGCTTCGGCCTGCTCTTTGATCGTATCTAGTGCTGAGCGCAGCGTCCCCGGAACCATCTTCTGCTGCCCGATAGTGACCGCCGTGCCCGTGTATGCGGGCGTGGTGTTCGTGCTGACGATCAGGCGGTTGGCTGTGCGCCCGCTGGTGCCAGTGCTGAACGCCATAGCGGCATCAGCCTTGGATACTAGCGCGGTGATGCATGCCTGATCAGTGCTGCTACTTGTTCCGATGACATAGTTGCTCGTATAGTCTGGACGCGTGCCCGTCGTCTGCCGTCCTTTGTAGACGATGATCTTGTCTAGGAACGTAGACGCCGCTGCAGCTGTCACGCTGGCGCGTGTGCCCAGTCCGTTCTCTGCGAGCTCGACGGTGATGCTGGTGATGTATCCCAAGAAGGTGGTAGTGCCGCTAACCTGAAAGCGCACGCGCGCGTTGTCATAGACGCCGCCTGAGCTAGTGCGCCACCATGGCCCGCCACCGGGAGTCTTGACCTGTACCACGTCAAACTGCAGCGCGCCTCCCTCACCAGTCGCATCCTGCGTAAGACTGACGCTCT